TGTGACGCGCTTTCGAGCGCGCCGGTTGCTATTATTCGAGGGAAAGAGGACGAGGTCGAGTGGCCATATCCGACTCCGCTTGCGAGTTTGCTTTGGAAGTGGGAGGCGTCACTGCTGCTTTCCGGAGCCGCTTTCGGGGAAATAATAACGAATAAATCAGGTTTTAGAAAAGATTTGCGATACCGCAATCCGTTTGACATGAGCGTCAAGTACGAAAAAGGCGTTATCGACTTCAAACAGAATTCCAGCGGGGCAACCTGGCAGAACAACCTCACAGACGGCAAGTTTGAAATGGTCTACTTTGCGGAATTCGACCCAAGTCAGGACGTTCTCCCTGGTGTTGGGGCTGGCAAGGCAAGCAACGTGGATGTGAAGCTCTTATACGCATTAAGCAAATTCCCTGAAATGTATTTTGAGGGCGGAGCAATGCCGGTGACGCTGCTTGGAATTGATTCTGCCGACAAGGGCGAAATCGATAGGATTCAGACTTGGTTCAGACGGTCTGTGACAACAATCCGCAACGCGTTTCGCGTGCTGGGCGTGCGAGCTGGTTCTATTACTCCAACAACATTGACTCCGCCAATGAAAGACCTGGCATTCCCAGAATTAAGCGCAATCGCAAAAGACAATGTCGCCCTGGCGTTCGGTATTAGGAAGACGATGTTGGACAGCGAGGCGGCTAACTACGCAACCGCCCAGGAAGATAGGCTTAGTTTCTATGAAGACGTGATCAAGCCGAGAGCGCACAAGTTTGAGGGTGTCCTCAATGAACAACTGCTTTGGCGTGACGGCTTGCGGATTGAATTCCGCTTCAACGAAATGGATTTGTTCCAGGAAGATGAGAATGAAAGAGCTGACCTGTTGCGCAAGTTCAAGCAGTCTGGCTTGCCGATTGAGCTTGCACTTGACTTGGCAGGCTACGAATTGACCGACGAGCAATCCGCGCTGCTCGCCTCGCATCAAGCAGAGATTAGCGAACGCAACGAACAGTCCAGTGACATTGAGGAGTTGCGCCGTTGGCAGCGCATGGCAGAGAAGCGCGTCAAGGAGGGAAAAGAAATCCGTAAATTTGAAAGCTCCGTCATCGAACCGACCCTAAAAGCCGCGATTGAAGGAGCTCTGGAGGAAGTGAAAACCATTGACGGCGTGAAACAGGTGTTTGAGAGTGCGATCGCCTGGAGGAATTACCCATGACAGACCGAGACGAAATCGAACGCAAGTTAGCGCGTGTCGTTGGCAGAGGGCTGAACGCAGAGCTTGAAAAGCTGCTCGGGCATCTTGGCGACCCACCGCGTCTTGAGAACGTTCCGCCGGAATATTGGGAAAACGGCTGGCGGCAGCTTCAGCGTGAGGTAGAACCGATCCTGTTAGACGCCTTTGTTTCGCAGGCAACGGAGCTGATGCTGAACATCGGCATCGGCGTGGATGTGGATGAAGTGAACCGCCACGCGTCTGAGTGGGCACGCGCTCACACTTTTGACATGATGAAACAGCTTTGGAACGCGAGGCAGCAAGCGGTGACGGATATGTTTGACCACTATCCTGGAGTCGGGGAGATCATCGCGGAAGGTTTTGAGCAGGCTCTCACGATCCGCGAGATCAGAGACCGGCTGGCGATGTTCTACTCTCCGGTCAGGGCGGAAATGATTGCCGTGACCGAAACGACCCGCGCGGTGGTGGAGGGTGAACGCGCCTTCGTGGAACAGTTGGAGCGCGAATCAGGATTAAAGATGACGCCGATCTGGATGACGGCAAACGATGATCTTGTTTGCCCGATCTGCGGTCCGCGCAACGAGAAGCCAATCACGAACGGCGAATATCCGCCGGCTCATCCGCGCTGCAGGTGCGGTGTCGGCTGGGATTTCGTCAAAGAGGGGGCGGTCTGATGGCTTACTCGATCACGATTGAAGGGGCGGACGAGTTGGTCGCGAAGCTGACGAGAGTCGCACAGATGAACCGCGTGCGGGCTGTTATCGCGCAACAAGGCACGATGCTCGTTCGCTATTTGCGCAAGTATCCATCGAAAGTTTACTCGCCCAATCCGCTGATTAAGACAGACGATCGTGTGAGGCGCGGATTTTTCTACCGTCTCAATCACGGGATGATATCCGTGCCGTACAAGCGGACGCGGAAACTCGCGAACAGTTGGGCGGTCAGTCAGGGGCTGGATGGTTTCTCCGTGACGGTCAGTAACAACATGAGCTACGCCGACCTGGTTCAAGGGCAGGACGCGCAAGTCACCCGCCACAAGTGGAGCGGGTGGGTGACCGAGAAGGGCGCGCTTGACCTCAAGAAACCGGAGATCATCGCAAATATAACAAACGCACTAAACAAAGAGGTGGAAGGTGTCTGAAAAATACAGATTAAAAATCAAAATTGACGGGGATCGTGACATCCCAACAAGGCAGGACGCAGCTAAGCGGCTGAAGGGGACGGCTGAGTACACGGCGATGAATTGGTCGGTGCTTGGTGTTCCGTTTGGCGGGCATATCGAAGGGCGGGACAGTGACGGTGAGTGCTTCACGGCTGACACGGATATCGCGCTTCAAATTGGGGATAAACGGCCTGTGACCTATTACCACGGCTACGGTCCAGACGATCCAGGCGAGGTGCAGATGCCACCTGTTTTGATCGGGGAAGCCACGTTCGTGAAATCAGACGAGCGCGGGCACTGGTTCGATATCGCGCTTGACGCGGACGAACCTCTCGCGAGGCGGATCATGGACGCGCCCATTGAGAGCGTGAAGGCATCAAGTGGGGCGGTAAGCCACCTGGTACGAGCGCGGCATGACGGCGTCATTGAGAACTGGGCGGTCGGTGAGCTTGCCCTGTTCGACACTAACGACTGGAGACAGCCCGCGAATCAATTCGCGGTTGTTGAGCTGAAAGCTGAAGTTGGCACGGAGAGCGAGGCAGAGGACGGTGAGTCGCCTGCGCTGGTTGTTGACGAAGCGGAAAGCAAAATCAAATCTAAAACAATAAACACTTTGGAGGAAAAAATGGACGAAAAAGAAATCGTCGAAGAATCAAAGGCTGAAGAGCCTAAAGTGGATATCAAGGCAATTGCCGATGAAATCCGCAAGTCAATTGTCGAAGAACTGAAAGCCGCACCTGGTATTGAAAAGGGCGAAAGAACCATAAAAGCGCCCGCTGTGGTTGAAGGTCTCGGCGAGAAAAGCTATAAAAGCGCATTCTGGGATTATGTGCGCACTGGAGAGGTGTCCAATATCCGTAAGGCGTCAAAAGCTGCCTTGCAGGAAGGCACGACCACAGAAGGTGGTTATCTCGTCCCTGACGACGAATATGGTTCGATCATCGCTAAGCGCGATGAAGAATCAATTATCAGCAAGCTCGGTTTGATGCGCGTGACCACCAATCGGGATAAATATAACTTCCCGACTGAGAACGCGAGCCTTGCCAAGTTCACGTTGGTAGCTGAAGAAGGCGCGATTAGTGCTGCTGAAGAAGAGCCTACTTTCGAGCAGGCTTCAGTTCCGGTTTATAAGTTCACCAAGTTGATCAAGGTGTCCGAAGAGCTGCTCGAAGACGATAACAGTAATCTTGAGGCATTCCTGACCAACGCTATCGGGCGCGCAGTAGCCGACACTGAAAACTACTACGCTTTGATCGGTGCGGGCTCAACCGAACCGCAAGGCGCGTTCGTTGGCGGTACAGCCGGAATGTCATTTGGCTCAGCGACTGCGATCGGTGCTGCTGAAATCCCTAAATTAATGGGGAAACTCGGATCACCGTATCATAACGGCGCTGCTTGGGTTATGGACCCAGCAACCTGGTTCAACCTGAAGGGGCTGGTTAGTTCCAACGTGTTCACGTTTACAAGCGGAGTTGCTCGAATGAGCGGTACTGTTGACGGCCCAACTCTGGAAGGTTATCCGGTCGTGTTGAATAGCAACGTGGCTAATATCGCAGCGAGTGCCAAGTCTTTGATGTTTGGCAACTTTAACTATATGGGCTTTGTGACCAATCGCGGGTTGAGAATCCGCCGGTTGAATGAACTTTACGCCGGCACCGGGCAGATTGGCATTTTAGCTACCTACCGCTTCGGCTGTGCAGTCCTGCAAGCAGAGGCGTTCCAGTACGCGACCCATCCATCAGCCTAATCGCTGACTAACTAACAAAGCAGAGGTACTGTGAAACCAATTGGGGAATTGAAAAACATCCATGAGGGACATGACATTTATGTTGTGGCTTCCGGTGCCTCTGCCGGTTTTATCGATGCAAGCTTTTTTGACAATAAGCTCGTTATCGGCGTTAATCAAGTGTGGAAACGCTTTGCTAACCTGGATTACGTGGTCAGGAAAGAATCTAATGGAATGGACGCTGCTATTGCAGCTTCAAAACAATTTGGGTTCAAAACGATTTGCAGCGAACACAATTGTGGAACGCTAAAATACGCAAAAAACGAGGGCGCAGATTATGTATTTGAGCATCTTGATAACAAACTGGAAGAGATTGATTTGAGTGTGGCAGGAACGGACAAGATCGTTGTTTCTTACTCCACCATAACCAGCGCGATTCACATTGCCGCTTATATGGGTGCTGCGAACATCATCCTGATTGGGCACGACTGCGGGACGTTAGACGGGGCGGTAAATTATCCTGGATATGATGAGGCTATCGCAGGTAAAAGCTTTTATCGAAAGTTTATTACACAGATCGAGCCTCAGACATTGGCGTTGAGAGACAGGTTGAAAGAGGTGTACGGCTGCAACGTTTACAGCCTCAATCCATTCCTGAACTTTGGGTTGGAAGGGCATGAGTACGAAAGATGAAGATACTATTGTTCTGCCCTACCTACAAAATATCCGACGGTGAATTAGCTTTGCGCGCTGAGACAAAAGCGAGCATTGATACGCTCAAGATTCCAGACGGGGTCGAACTTGAAATTGAGATAAGCACAAACAATCCGAGCGAGATAACTGGAAACAGTAAGCAGGATCACGAAAATACGTTGTATCAGTATCGCTATGCAAGGCAGAGAATGTTATCCGGCGATTACGATTGTCTGTTCATTGTTGAACATGACATGATAATTCCTGAAGACGCTCTGGTGAAAATGCTGGCAACGGATGCGGACGTAGTTTATGGGCTTTATCTGTTTCGCCATGTAAAGCCGGTGCTGAATGCTTGTCGGGCAGTTTCTTCCAGGTGGCCGGACATGAGCTTGAGCCTATTTCCTGAGATTGTGAATAAGGCAAGGGCACAAGGTTGGATTGAAGTGAGCGGCTCCGGCTTTGGCTGTACGCTGATCCGGCGCAAGGTGTTGGAAAAGTTAGATATGAGGCGGAGTGAAATTGGCGGGCATCCGAGCCCTGACATGCCATTTGCCGCCGATTGTATGAGGAACGGCTTCAAACAGATATGCAGATTTGACGTTATTTGCGGGCATATAAAGCCGGATGGCGATGTGTTGATCCCGTTTGAGAGAGGTGAAAATATGAGTAAGTCTATCAAGATATACGTTATGCGCGAATTCGTGGCTAACATAGGCGGAAAATCCGTGCCGTATAAAGAGGGCGCGACTGCTGACATGCCTGAGGAATGTGTGGACGATTACATGCGCTGCGGGTTTGTCACCTATGCGGTAGAGCCTGCGGTAAAAGTGGTTACGAAGCCTAAAAGCAAGGTTAAAGCGGTGAAGTAATGGCATACGCGAACCTATCCAACCTGAAGGATTATTTAGGCATCACCACGGAGGGCGATGATAATCTGCTTAGCGACCTACTAACGCGGGCTGCGGGTGTGATTGACGCTTATACTGGCAGGCACTTTGAAGCAGAGACCGCCACGAAGTATTTCAACTCAGACGACACGTACGGGCGGGAATTGAATCTCTATGGCTACGATCTGCTGACTGTTACAAAACTGACTAACGGTGACGGGGTTGAGATTACAAGCGCTAACTACCGGCTATTCCCGCGCAATGATAACCCCAAGTGGATTATCAAGTTGGATGAGGATTACAGTTGGGAGTTTGACGATTCAGACAGTGAAATAAGCGTGGCTGGTACATGGGGCTATTCTGCGACCGCACCGGCTGACATCATTCATGCCTGTATCAGGCTCGCGGCGTTTCTTTATCGCCAGAAGGACACCAGCGCTGACATTGACCGCCCGATGATAACAGGGGATGGGGTAACGATTATGCCGTCCGCTTTGCCGGTGGATGTGACGCGGGTATTAGATCGATATAAGAGGCGGATAGTATGAGCGCAAGCGCGATTTTAGGCGTTTATTCGTCACTGGCGGCTTTGTCGGTAAGCATGAAAGATGGGGTTACGCCTTATGCCTACGATCTGGACGAGCTGCCGGAATCCATCACAACCGCGCAATTGCCTTGCCGACTTCTGCTTCCGGTTGCGACCATGCCGGGTGAAGGGCGTGAAGGGCAGCACATTGCGATTGGAACTGCCATGTCAATCATCTGGCAGATAACCGACCTGATGCTTTGGCAGCCTTCCGAGCAGGGCTTGGGCTTGCGTGAGTTTGCACCGAAGTTGGTCGAATATTCAGGCAAGTATCTGGACGGAATGCGGGCGTGGGGCAAATGCCCGACATCCAACACGACATTGCAGAGCGTAGCTATTACGCCGGGAGAATATGAGTGGCCGCGCGGATCAGGGCGTTTCTATTCCGGCGTTCTGTGTCAATTACAAGTATTGGAGGTAGTCAGTGGCTGATTGTTACATTTATCAGGGAAGTGGCTACTTCGTGGGACTGCCAGCGCGCGATTTGAGCGTGGACGAGTGGAAACAGTTCCCGAAGGAGCTTACAAACGCCGCGCTAAAAGCGGGCATGTATAAGTTAGAAAAACAAAAAGAAGAGGTAAAAGATGCTTAATGCACATAATGTTTTACAACTCGGCTGGCAGAGTGCTTTCGGCACGGCAAACGGAACGGCAACCCGCAAGCTGCAGAACGTGTCCAGCTTCAAACTGCGGCCTGAACTCGAAACGCGCGCGCTTGACCAGTTGCGCGGGACTTTAGCTCCCACCCATCAGACCGTACTTGACCGCTATCTATCCAGCGCAACCGCTGAGACCAGTGACACGGACTTTGAAGAATTGAACTATTGGCTGGAGATGCTATTTGGCACGGTCACACCTTCAGGCTCGGCTAACCCTTACACGCGCACGTATGCCGCGCCGACTACAGCCGCAATCACTCCCCACGCTGCGACCTTGCAA